ACTAATGATTATTAGTGTTATTTTGACCTCTATTCGTATATTACAGGAATGCAATAAAAATAGAACTCAGTATATGACACATGACGAAAAATGTGCAGCATACGGAGAAGAGATAAAAGAATTTAGCAATAAAAGAGGCTGGTTCACTCGCCTAAGAATAAAAAGAGTACTAAAGAGAGAAATGACCAAAGAAGAGTACGAACAATACGGATTTAAGCTTATAGAATCAATATTAAGTATAGGAGAAACCCTCACGGACGATGAAATTAAAACCTTAGTGGAGAATGCAAATGTTTAATATTTTAGTATGGTGTGTTTATGGTTTATTTGTTGGTTCCATAGCCAAAAGCTTGGTGCCGGGCGATGAGAATTTCAATATGACCAAAACAATTGCCCTAGGGGTTGCTGGCTCATATATGGGCGGCGCTGTTTTATATCTATTAGGAACATACCAAAGTCTTAGTCCAGCTGGTATTTTTATGGGAGTTGCTGGCGGCGTATTAAGTTTGCTCCTATATAATAAACTTGTCTCCAAGTAAAATACACGCTTGACTACGAACTGATCCTTGATACAATAAGGGATCATGAAGCACCAACGACCACAATGGACTGACTATTTCTTGGGATTGGCCAAGGTTGTATCTCAACGTAGCCACGATATACACACAAAACACGGCTGCGTAATTACTGACCAGAATCATAGAATTCTTGGTGTGGGATACAATGGATTTCCAAGAGGATTGGACGATGAAAAATTACCAACATCTAGGCCAGAAAAATATCCATGGATGGTACACTCTGAAAGAAACGCATTATCTAATTGCGTAGTTAGGCCGGATAATGGAATTGCTTATGTAACCGGTCAATGCTGTAATGATTGCATTATGGCTCTTTGGCAAGAGGGCGTGGGTACTGTTTATATGATAGATGATCATGGAACTCACTTATTTGATTCTGATGCACAGCAAAGATTTGATACTTTTGTTACCATGAGTGGTATAAAAATATTCAAAGTCAATCCGGATCTTTCGTGGTTGAAAGATTTGTCTGGTGTAATATGACAATATGTTTTTATATATCTATTGGTTTATATGTATATGCGCTTATTTATAATGATCGCACAATGCAAGAAAATAGTTTTCGTGCGATAATAGTGCTAGGTTTACTTTCAATAATTTTAAACAGGAGATGAGATGTCTGCTCTACAAGAACTACAGAATTATACATTTGTTAGTAAATATGCCAGATGGATCGAAGACAAGAATCGTAGAGAGACATGGAAAGAAGCGGTTGAGCGCGTCAAAAACATGATGCATTCTAAGTATGATTCCTACGGGATTTCGGAAGAAATCAACTGGGCATACGATATGATGTATAAGAAGAAGGTTCTAGGTAGTCAAAGAGCGCTACAGTTTGGCGGAGATCCCATTCTAAAGAGACACGCCAAGATCTATAATTGCACAAGTTCATACTGTGACAGGTTGAGGTTTTTTCAGGAATGTTTTTGGCTACTGCTCTGCGGGAGCGGGACGGGCTTTAGCGTACAAAAACACCATGTCGCCAAGCTGCCAACACTAGAACATGAAGTAGAGCAGGATATCGGTACAAAATACGTTATAGAAGATAGTATAGAAGGCTGGGCGGACGCTTTGGGAGTTCTGCTAAGTTCTTACTTTAGTAAGCCAGTAGACGAGTTTAAAGAATACAAAAATTGCCACATTGTTTTTGATTACTCAAATATTAGAACTAAGGGGTCTTCGTTAAGTTCTGGCGTTGGTAAAGCCCCAGGCTTTGAACCGCTGCAAAAGGGTCTAGAAAAAATTCGAGCCTTATTAGACAGATGCGTGGCCAATGGTCAAAAAAGACTTCGACCAATTGATGCATATGATATCGTAATGCATAGTAGCGATGCTGTTCTATCTGGCGGTGTACGCAGAAGCGCATCCTTGGCTCTCTTTAGTCCTGATGATGAAGAAATGGCCAAGGCCAAGACCGGAAACTGGTATGTAGAAAATCCGCAAAGGGCAAGAAGTAACAACTCGGCCCTACTTCTTAAGAATGAGACTACGTTCGAAGAATTTAATACTCTCATGCAATCTGTGAAAGAGTTTGGCGAGCCAGGATTTATTTGGAGCGAATCAACAGAAATGATTTTTAATCCATGCGTAGAAATAGGCATGTGGCCAATTGATGAACAAACCGGAAAAAGTGGTTGGCAGGGCTGTAACCTATCGACTATTAATTGCTCTAGCGTTGTTGACGAAGAAGACTTTTATGAGAGATGCAAGGCAGCAGCCATTATCGGCACTTTACAAGCTGGTTTTACTAAGCTAGACTATCTTGGCAAGATTAGTGAAAATATTTTTAATAGAGAAGCACTGCTTGGTGTTTCGCTAACCGGCACTATGGAAAAGCACGATTTGGTATTATCCGAAAACGTATTAACCAAGGGTGCAAAAATTGCCGTAGACACCAATAAGCAAATATCCAAAAAGATTAGTATTAATCAAGCCGCTAGAGTGACCTGTTTAAAGCCAGAGGGTACTAGTAGTAGTATGTTGGGTACAAGCTCGGGTATCCACCCACACCACGCTAAACGCTATATCAGGCACGTACAGGCGAACGTTTTAGAAGCACCATACCAACACTTCAAGAAACTAAACCCGCAAGCCTGCGAAAAATCCTCGTGGTCGGCCAATAATACAGACGAAGTAATCAAGTTTCCTATTGAGGTTCCGGACGGGGCAAAATTAAAGAATCAATTACCAGCAGTAGAGATGCTACAGGTGGTAAAGGAAACACAAAAAAATTGGGTTAATTCTGGTAAAAATAGAGCACTGTGTACTCAAGAGTATTTGAGTCATAATGTTAGCAATACTGTTACGGTTAAACCGGATGAGTGGGACGATGTAACAAGATACATCTATGATAATAGAAAGTATTTTGCTGGCATATCGCTTATTCCACAAAGCGGTGATAAGGATTATCCACAAGCCCCATTCACTACCGTTTATACTAGTAGAGAAATTGTAAAAGAATATGGTGATGCGGCTCTGTGGTGTTCTGGTCTAATAGAGTTAGGACTAAATGCTTTTAACAATAACCTTTGGGCCGCTTGTGACTATATTATTATGTCTCAGAACAAGATTGATGACGAAGAAAATAAGTTATTATTCTTAACCAAGATGAGAAGGTTCGCAAGTAAGTACTTTGAGGACGACCTTAAGAGACTAACCTATTGCATGAAGGACGTTTATAATTGGAAAATATATTGTGATTTATTTGATAGTTTTAAGAAGGTTGATTATACGCAGCTTTCTGAAACAGAAGATAATACGGCCGGAATAGAAGAGGTTAGCTGCGCTGGAGGGGCATGTTTACTATAAATATATCCATATATAAATGATTAAAGGGTGTATAAGTATAGCGTATTTTTAATATATCATATCTCATAATAAAGGACACACCTTGAGAAAAAACAATAAAGGGTCCAAGAAGAAGTCTAAGGTCATAGACTTAACAAATGAAATAAACAGTAATGGATATGCTTATAGAAACAGACTGAAACCAAGAACAGAAAATCAAAGAGACTACATTAGGAACATAGCGGAAAATACCATAACCTTTTGTCAGGGCCTTGCTGGTTCTGGTAAAACACATATCGCTATAGGTATGGCTATAGAGTACCTATTAGATGAAAAAGTCAAAAAGATTATTATTACCAGACCAGTAATAGAAGCAGGAGAAAAGATTGGATATCTTCCCGGAACAGCAGAAGAAAAACTGCACCCCTATCTATTACCCATTATAGACGAGATAAACCACTTCATATCATCTGCACAATATGCTTCACTAAGACTTAATAATAAGATAGAGGTGGTGCCTCTTGGTCTTATGAGAGGACGTAACTTCCATAACTCTTTTATCGTAGCGGATGAGTGTCAGAACGCATCATACGATCAACTGAAAATGCTCTTGACTAGAACCGGACAAGAGAGTAAAATGGTATTGACTGGCGACGTTGGACAATCAGATTTAAGCAGACATCTTCAAGGTGGGTTTATTGATCTGATTAGAACTCTTGATGGTTTAGAAGGAATCGGCGTTTCTCAACTGGAAGCCAGTGATATCGTGAGAAACCCAATTATAGCAAAGATTTTGGGACGCTTAGAATCTTATGAAAATAGAAAACAGTAAATGTTTAATTCTTAATGCAGATTATTCGGCTTTGGGTATTATTGGGTGGAAAAAAGCTTTAATATGGTCGATGCAAAACGAAGCGGATGAAAAGCCGAGGGTGGAGATTATAGATTTCTATAAAAATGATTTTATTCAGGGTGTTAATAATAAAAAATACCCTATCCCAGCGGTTGTAAAAACTTCTAAATATTTTAGGATTCATGATCAAAGGGTTAATTTTTCTCGTAAGAATTTATTTATACGAGATAATTATAGCTGTCAATATTGTGGGATTAGACAAGAGCTTAATAAGCTAACCTATGATCATGTTATACCCAAATCCTCATGGAAAGATAGGTCGGGGTCTCCGACTAATTGGACCAACATAGTAACCGCGTGTGTTGAGTGCAATAGGAAAAAGGGAAATAGAACGCCAAAACAAGCTAATATGCCACTACATAATCTCCCAATAGCACCAAAGAAGAGTTCCAAATACTTGCCTATCACACACTTCCTGTTTAAGATAAGGAAAGAATTGCCAGAAGAGTGGTCTGCCTATCTACCGGAATCATACTTATAATGCCTGCATATACATTTTTTTGCGAAGCCTGTAATAAGAAGTACGAAGTAGTTTGTTCGATTAAAGATTATCACGACAAGCTTCCTTGTGAATTTTGTGAATCTAATGTTTCTGTTCATAGAATGTATACAGAGGATGCTGCTACTCTTAGTTCTTCCGTTAAAAAATCCGACTCTGAATTAAAGACCGTTGGTGATTTAGCTAAAAGAAACACCGACAGAATGAGCAATGACGAAAAGCAGTATCTTAAGACAAAACACAACGAATACAAAGAGAATAAGCCGGATGCACCTCTTCCAAAGGGTATGTCTAGAATGACTAGGCAAAAAACAAAAACAAAGTGGGTATAAACTATGAAAAATGAAAAAGACTTTATTTTCACACCTAACGCTAATAAGTCCTACAATACAGAAAGAAAAGAGACACTGTATTGCTTTTTGGGAGAACATGAATTTCTAGACGAAAACAATAATCCCAGGGTTTTGAAAGATAGCTCAAAGGTATTAGCAAAGAGCGTGAGCACAGCGGCTTCGAGTAGGTATTTTATTAAAACCGGAACCCACGGCAGAATATACAACCCTATTGGTATGTATACGGAAGGTACGTCTGGAAAGTTTTTAGCAAAAATAGGAAAGAATGAGTGGAATTTTACAGAGGTTAATAAGGGTATCTTTGACCAGTACGTTAACTTTTTAAGAACAAAAAACATAGCATGGCTTAACAATGCGGAAAGGGAGCTGATCTAAATGGGAGCTGTTACGAAAACACACGAGTATGCTGCTAGATATCTTCATGTTACTATTCAAATGGACATAAAGAATATAGCAAAGGAGATAGGGCTGACCCAAAAGCAGGTCGAAAAAATACTTAATATCAATACTAAGAAGGCAAACATTCCCACAACCACATCCAGCACTGATAATAGGGATCCTGAGCTTATGATAACTAAAACTCAGGGCAATAGGGGTGGAGTTAGTATTATGACAGCTGCGGCATCTACCAAGGCAGAAGAAGTTAATAAATCAGCAGAACCTATTATTTCTAGAACAGCCAGAAACGCTATATTTCGACCCAAGAACTAAGACAAAATGTCTGCTAATAAATATCCGTCCAAGTATTCCAATGGGAAGACTGTATCGGCTGCTCAGTATATTACCGAGATAATATGTGAAAGAAAAGCTAAAATAAATAAGCAGGATCTTCACTATAGATTTTGGGTAA